CGTTTGATGGAAATGTCAAAGGCTGCTACTAAAAAGCGTATAGCTAAGAAGAACGCTAGGGTTGGTGGTAAGAAGTATGTTACACCATTACCTAAACCTAAGTCTACTGCTGGCGGTCGTAACAGAACTGCATTGCGTACACCTAAAGGTACAACAATTCCTAAGAAAGTTGTTAAGAAAAAAGTAACGCCACGAGCAATGGCATCAGGTGCAGGAATACTAAAAAGCAAATCAGCGCCAAAAATAGTTACACCTAAGAAGAAAGCACCTGCAAAACCGACAGGTAAAAAACGTACCTACCTAGATGATATGCCCGTAAATATGAAAGGCCGTGAATCTATGATGGATGCTGTAAAAAGTAAAGGGCCGCATGCTGCACTTGATGCTGCTTTAATTGCACAACTTATTGCGTCTAGAGGTAGATCACCTAAAGGCAAGCAAGCACTAGGTCGTACATTTACTAGATTAAAGAAAAGCCCTATAGGTAAAAAGGTTAGTGGATTGTTTAATAGAACTAAACCTAAAACTAAACGGGCAACTGCTGCTGATAAAAAGAAAAGCAAACAGACTGAAGAAGGTTATAAGAAGTTTGATGCTGATAGAAAAGAACGTTCACGTAAGGCAGCAAGCAGCAAGCGTAATAAGAAAACGTAATAAATGCTAAAAGCACTCTATGCAATTTTTAGGACATTGCTTTTGTTCCCTGCACTTCAAAAGATACTTGGTAAGTTATCTGGCGAAGTGCGGGGGATTAGTGCAGCGAAGCGTCGTGATGATAAAGATGACGCTGTTGATGACGCTATTAAGCGGGTGCGTGAGCGTGAAGTTAAATAACAGTGAGCGATTGTTGCAGCATCCTGAGTTTGAGAAAGCTGCGTTAGCTGCACCAGAGTTTACAAGAGAAGCACTCAAGACAATAAACCGTCTTGAATATGATTTAGAAAGAAAATGACACCAGTTGTAAAAACAACGACAACAAAAGAAACTGCGCCTGTTACAAAACGTGACAAGCCTAGTACAGCACCTTTGGTTAAACGATGAGCGTAGAGTATATATTAGATAGGTTTGGTAAGAAGGTTGGTATGCTTCCGAGCGATACCAGCCAACGTGCGTTGCTGCTTGATTACTTAAACGAAGCTGCACAAGAACTTTACGAACAGTCTGATATGCCGGGTTCGTTAGAAGAAGCAGAGTTTTATGTGCAGGGTGATAAGACTATTGCCATGCCATCAGATGTTTATACGATTCGTGAGATTCGTGAGAAGGGTAGTAACCACGATATGTGGGAAACTGTGCCACTTACAGAACGTTATCGTGAAAACAATTGGTCAGCAGACCACAATAAATTTCGTGTAAAAGGCTACAGCCCTATACAGCGTACATTGCCAACGAGTATTACCGGAGCAGCTAACGCAACAAACAAACTGCGTATTAAATATTTTGGTATTACTGCAGCAAGTGAGGTTATTAATCTAGTTTGTAAAACTGATCGTAGTGATAGTTATAATATAGCGCATACTACAACTGCAGTTGGGACTGCTGCTGGAACACAGTCAGATACTGTGGCTGATCCCGGCGTACCTATAACAGATATTATAGGGTTTACTCGCAGTTCTAAACCTGCAGCTACACAGGGTAAGGTACAGTTGCTAGACTACGTTGACACATCCATAGTTTATGCAGAGATACCATCTAACGCTTTAGAGTCTAAGTATCTTATTGTTGATGTTAGTGAGTTTCCTTTCTCAACATCTGCTGCACAGGATGATGCACACACTGTGCAGGTTCTTTATAAGAAAGCTTTAACAAGATTACAAAACGATACTGATGAATTTCCTGCGCCGGGATACGATAACATACTTGTAAGTAAATGTATGGAATTGTTTCTTGAGGAGCAGGGTAAAATGGAAGAAGCGATCTTACATGATCGTAAAGCATCGCGGTCACTCGCACGTCGTCAAGCTGATCTTGAACGTGGACAAGAACAGTTAGCAGTATTTAAACGCCACAATCATGACAAACTAACATGGCTCGCTACGCGCAAACATCGTTTATAGGCGGCATGAACATGGCCGTAGATGACGCTCGTCTCGCTGATGACGAGTATCGTCTGGGCATTAACGTGCGCAATAGGTTTGGTGATCTGCGTCCCGTACGTCGGCCTGAGAATATAACTGCAGGATTAACTGCAGGTGTTCCCATACAAGCTGTGTATGCGTTAGGTGATTTTATTTTAGTTGTTCAAGACGGCAACGCTTACTACAAGCACAGATTCTCTATAGCATGGACAACGTTATGGAATGCCAGTACGAACGCTACTATGCGCTTAGATCCTTCTGCGCAACATGTGTTCATACAGTCGGTGCCAGGTTCTACGTTAGACATTGCACGTAAGGCAAGAGAAGCTGCTGATGGTACGGGTACGGGTACTACAAATTCTTTAAAGTTAGATTACGATGTAGCACAGTTTGCTAAGACTGTTGCTGGCGTTGTTTTTCAAGACGGTGTTAACCAGCCTAATCTGTTAGTGTTCTCTTCAACAGAAGAGGGTGCAACAGCAACTGTACGTAAGTGCAGAACATTTGCTGAGTGGGGTACAACGATTGATGGTGTTGTTTGCAGAGAGTATGTACCTATCGGTAAGCAGATGGTTTACTTTCATGGTAAGCTTTACATGGTAAGTGCTGATGGTAGCAAAATTTATCAGAGTGTTACGGGTAGGCCGATTGATTTTATGATACCTGTTGACGAGGCAGGTGCTAAGATTGGATCAGACGAAGCTACTGCAGGTGCAGAAGTCATGGGCTATCCAGTAAGCTACGAAAAGATTACATGTATCGCACCGCTAAATACAACAAGCCTGTTCGTAGGTACACGCACAGGTTGTTATGCTATAACACCAACGTATGATGTTAATTTGTTTGGTGAGCCTACATACAGAAAGCAATATTTGTTTGGCGCTTCTGTTGTAAATCAATTTTCTTTTGTAGATGTTCTTGGTGATTTTGCTTTTATAGATAGTGAAGGACTTCGTTCGTTTAACGCAGTTAAGCAGTTACGTAACGAAGGACGTAACAGTGCGTTCTCGCTAAAGATTGCCAAAGTGTTTGAAGACATTGTGCAACTTAATGGCGCTGTCATTAGCTTTGACAACTACACGTTCTTCGCAGTTAAAACAATTTATGGTTACGGTGTTCTTGTTTATGATGGTACGTTGCAAAAGTTTGTATCAATTGACATGTACCAAGATGACACAGGTACGCCGATAGGAGAGATTATACAATTCTCAAAGATAGATACTGACACTACACACGAAGTTTACGCAGCAACGTCTAACGGCAAGCTGCTTAGATTGTTTACCGGCGCACAGTACAATGACAGCTTTGTGCAAACAAAAGGCTTTAACACTGGTACAGTTGAGGTTGAACAAAAGCCGCTACAATTCCGTACGTTGTTTAACAACATTGAGCGTTGGGAGTTTGATACGATTCGTTTAGACACACCTCATGATGTTAGTCCAGAAGGTGTTAACACAGCGCACACTGATCCCGGCACATCTATGAAAGGTGTGTTCGCTTTACCAGTTACTGCGACTCCGTTTGATATGGCAGTCGGTACTGTGATACACTTTACTGGTGGTGGCGCTGCGCCTCATGATGCAGGTGCTACGTTTACTTTAACTGATAACGCAGGTGAACCTGCTGGCTCTACATCTCTCACAGGTATTTTTGAAAGTACGGGTGAGATAAACCAAAGTTACACAAAAGGTTTCGTACGATTTACTGGTGAAGGTACAGTTAAGTCCTCACTCATAAGTAACTCACGTAAATCAGAAACGCCGGGAACTGTTAGCAAAACTATTGTAGCGCCGTTAGCTACTGCAGTAGGTTTTAACGAGAAGTATCCTATAATGTGGAACAACGAGAACAAGATACAACAATTTTTATTTAACTTTCAGCAAGGACGTAGTGGATTGAAGTTAGGCTATACTATTGAATGGAACAATAGCGCTTCATTGTCTATGATAGCTGCTGAGACAATAGATCAGACACCGAAGAATCCTTTAATGACACAAGCTTATGGCTAAACAAGTAGATAGTACAAAATTTACAGACGATAGCGTTTTGTTTGCATCACGATCTGCCGCGAATACGTGGCGTGAATCGTTATCAGTTGCAACTAGCACTACGTCTGCAGAGGGTGTGGCGAAACGTTGCACACACGTGGCAGACATCGCAACCGTTGGCGGTGATAGCGGCACTACAGCAGTAACTGCAGGTGCAAGCGTTAGTAGTGATCCCACTACAATACCTACAATAGGTGACGCTTACGATGCTGCAGAAATAAAAGCTGCCTTTAAGCAAGCTGCAGAGAAAATTAATTACTTAACTTATAGACTGGAACAAGCTGGTCTAATGGAGAATAGCTGATATGGGAGACAATATATTTACACAAGGTCTTAATTACTTAAACCCTTTAAATAACGACGGCCTTTTTGGTAATGACATTGTGCAAGACGCTCTGAAAATGGGGCTACAGTATGGTGCAGGTAAAGTTTTTGGAGGTACGCCAACACCTTCTGTAGGTGAAACTACAGAAGATGCTTATAAAGCAACTAAACGTTTTTATCCCGGCTATCAGCAGATGCTACGCGGTCAGGCAGGTATGGATCTTGCAAGCCAGTTAGAGTTTCTTAAACAGTATGGGCCACAATTTACAGCACAAACCCTAGCACAGCAACAAGCTTTTCAACCGCAGTTTAATCAACTTCAGTCTGATGAAGCTTTTAAACAAATGATGCGTCGGCTAGGTGCTGATGTAACTGCGATGCGTGGGCCGGGAAAAGCTTTGGTAGATGAAACTGAAGCACTGAAGCGTCAGGTAGATGATCCTTATTATCGTACAAGAGATCAAGCAGGTAAC